TGCGATTTAATAAATCTTTTAAAATACTTTCAATATTTTCTAATCTTTTTTCAAGTCCTTCAGGACACATTTTATCTCCTAGTTAAAGATTGTAGATAGTGGAGCAATGTCTGCACGTGGAATAACTTGGTTATTCCTCTCGGATTATTATATGTAACTATACCACCCTAAGAACACTATCTACAACCAGAAAATTATTTTACCACATTATTAAAATCTTTGCTATTAATATATATTTCATTTTCTGCAGATATATAAATTGGAAGAGAATTTTGTTCATTTCGAGAATTATAAATTTCCCCATCTTTTATTATCACTCTATTAGTAACTTTAGACTTTCTTTCTTTATCTATCATTTCAGAATAAATTTGTTTCCATTTTTCTTCTCCATATTTTTTAATATTTTCATACCATTCTGGAGATCCTGGATTAGTCCAAGATACAAACACTCTTATAAAAAATTTATTATTTCCTTTAGTGACAGCTTTTGCTGCATGCCAATAAGGTAAACCTGAAGGAAAAATTGTAATATCTCCACTTTCTGGTTTATATGTAATTAATTTATTATCTTTTTCATTAATAAAATCAACTTCTCCGCCTTCATAATCATCATTTAAATATAAAATGATAGTTAATAATTGTTGATTTAAAGGTTGCATCCATTTTTCTTCATGAGAATCTGTATGATACTCTATAGCAAATTTTTTGTTTAAAACAATATCATGTTTTAATAATTCTATACTTCCCAATGTTAGTCCAGAGTGGTTACTGTTAAGTTCCCATCCTTTTAAATGTGATGGCCAATAATCACTGTCTTTCCAATCTTTTATATAATCTTCATAAATTTTATTTAATATTTTATAAAATTCATCTTTAAAATTATATAAAATTTGATAATCTTTATTAATTATCAATGAATTGTTTTTTTTATTATTAAAAAGAGTTCTAGATCCAAAGTCATACCATGGAGTCCATTGATCTAACGGGTTGTCATCATTATGTAAAATAGGTTTAAAAGCTTGACCATCCCCAAAAATATCATCAATTGAATCATTTTGAAATTTTTTCATTTCAGAAATGTCTGTTTCATTATTTTTTATTGCATTAATTATTTTTTTTAAAAAATCTTTGTCTAAACAATTTTTATATACAGAAAGTTTTGGCATTATAATATATTTATTAAAGGATTCTAAATCCATCTATATTCATCCTTTCTAATTCTTGTTCTTCTTTATCTAAATATTCTGCCAACCCTTGTGGCATAATGCGTTTTTCTGGCATTCTAATGACATTTTTTAAACGTTTATCTGATTCTTCTTTAAGTTGTTGCAATTCATCTGCAAATGCTCCCGCATAAGTATGTATTTCTAATTGTTTATCTAAATCTGGTGGAGTTAAACTAATACTGTTATATATTGATCCACATACTGCGTCAGATAAATCTTTCGAACCTTTTCTGGGGTGATCAATCTTATCTTTATTTATTCTTAATTGAAGTAATTCATCAATAAGTAATTGAATTTGTGGACCGCTTATTCTTTCTTCTGTAAGAGCTAAAGATAAATCTTCATAATGTTTTTTGGCTACTGATAATAATTCAGTTTTAATTCCGTGAACATTTAATTGTTGCATCATGTCATGACTATTCCATCTATCAAATGTAACCATTCTTAAATTAAATCCTCGTTCACGCAATTCTAAAATATAATCTTTTACTTCTGTAAAATCTACTGATTTTGAAGCAGTTGGTGTCCAATATCTAACGGCGTCTACAATAATTCTTGGAGCAGCTTCTTTTACTTGACCTCCAATTTTCATTGAAACCCATCCCGCCACATGGCTCATGGCTACTGCACAATGATCGTGTTTCTGTGCTAAGTCAACATGTAAAAAATATTGAGTTTCTGGTTCTGGTTTAAACCAATCTTCAAATCTGCCAAATCTGTCTACCGCAATATTTGGATTATGAAAAGCTTTTTCAATTTTCTCTCTTGATCTGAAAAAAGCATCTGTGGCATCTGGTGGCATGCAGGCAAAACGAGATAGGGCATCTATTGGATCATCATAAAAAGCTGTTGTAAAATCATCAATCTTTCTTGTTGGATTAATTTCCCATGTTGGTCTTTTTAAAGCAAATATTCTTGGAGTTTTATATGAAAGAATATGATCTTCTTCCCATTCAATTTCAAATTCATTTCCTTCTGTATTTTCGGGCAAATCTGGATCAATCTTAAACATATAATGTCTTAATATAGTTTCTTTATTAGCAATAACATCATTATATCTTTGTTGAATAAAATCATTTTTAAATCTGGGAAAGGACAATAAAATTAATTTACCAAAATCAGGAAAACGAGAAGTGATAGATCCTTTATACATTTTATAAATTGCAGAAGCTGTTTTAGCTTGTTCATTTCCTGAAGTAGATTCAAGATCAAAACCTGAAATTTCATCAAGCACCACTACAATAACGTTATATCCTTCCCAAGATTCTCTTTGAGAGTGTCCAGAATGTACTGTTATTGCTTTATCAAATTCAACGCTGGCAACTTTTGGATCATATTTACCAGCGAACCAAGGACTTTTTTCAATACGATTTAAAAATCCTTTAAAAAAAACTCTTTTTGCTTGTTCTGCGTTAATAGCAATATTAATAATATCAATTGCATCACCGTTAGGCTTTCCATAATATCTTGCAGGATCTTTTAAACATAATAATAAATATACAACATAGGCACAGGCAATTGTAGAAGTGTAATCTTTTCCAGATCCTTTGCCGAGTTGCATAATAATTTCATTGCAAGTTTGTTTCCAACGTTTTTCTGCTTCTTCTTCATTAAATAATTTTTTAAGTGTTTCTTTTTTATAAATTTGAGTAGATGCTTTAATAATTGTATACTGATATTCAGAAAGTGGAGGAAGGTTTAAAAAATTTTTATTAGTTACAAATTCTTCAATAGTTACAGGTTTTTCTTCAAATTCATCATCTTCAAGTGCATCCAAAAAATCATCAAATTTTAAATTCATTTTATACAGCTACTTTAATTTTTTCATAAAAACATTTTGTAGTAGAATATCTTTTATCTGATTTTACAATATTTACTCCATGAACAATTTTAGCATCATGTAAAATTAAATCACCTGGAACTGGCGCAATAGTTATATTTTTTTCTGGATAATAAATTTCTCCACCTTCAAAATTATTATAATATAAAACACTGCAATATTTTATCATATCTACTTCTTTAAATTCTTGTTCATTATTTACAACAACATTTAAATTTTGATAATCATGAGTATCTGCATGTTGTCCCCAACTAGCATTTTTTATCATTTTATTAACATTTAAATGATTTGATATAAAAAATAAATTATCAAAAAGTAAATTATTATATTTATCTTGTAAAAAATTTAAAAAATCAAGACCTATAGTAGAATAAAGTTCATCTTGTCTAACAACATTCCAATTTTCATAAGATAAAGAATCTAAATAACTATTGATTTTATCTATTTCACTTAAAGAAAGAAAATTTTTATATAAATAAATACCATTATCAATTTTTTGAAAATTTTTATTCATCATTGCTGCCAATATCTATATTTACTGATTCTACTTTTCCTGTAACTTCAGATAATCTACTTGCAACTTCCCATTTACACTTGTCGCATCCAGCCGTTACGTCTCTTAATATTTCTACAAGAATTGCTTGTTTGCGTTCTGTTTCAATAATTTGATCTGCCATAGAATTTGCTTCAAGTAATCCAGCCTTGTTAAGCATTTCAATTCTTTTGGCTTCAATATCGGCAATAAGTTTTAAAGCAGCAACTTTAGTATTCAGCTGTCCAGAATTTTCTGCCTCGTTTGCAGTACTCCATGCATCTTTAATAAGCATTGCATAATGTTGATCTGCTCCAGCAAGCGCTTCTTTGGCACGTTCACGAATACCATTGTTGTCATGAATGATATCTTTCCATATTTTTATATGATTATCTACTTGTGCTCTGGAAATACCTAAAGAGTTGGCAATTTGAGAAGGCGTATTACCTTTAATTAATTCAGCAACAACTTTATTCATTCTGTCAAAATCGTTTGACAATTCCACTTCATTCATTTATGCCTTCTACTCTTTTTCTTTACAATACCTTTTAATTTTTCAATATAAAAAGATCTAAACTCACCAGTAGCATTATCCATACAATCAATCCACTGAACATCTAAATCTTGATTGTGTACCCATTTAATAAATTTAAATGTACCTCTTTGATTTTTAAATTTTAATGGAGTTCCTGGACCAATCTCATCTTTACCAAAATCCAGTGTGTAAAATACATGAATATTCTCATTATGATTATATGGAATGCTTACAGTTTTTGATCTTCTCATCTATAACCGCCTGCGGTTGGAGCCCATACTAATCCTGGTCTTGTAATTTCTTTTACAAGTCTGGCACCACATCCATTACAATGCTGATTATGCCTATCATCAAT